CAGCCTGTCGGCTCGTTATACCAAGGCGCTGGCTCGTGCTATGGCATACACCAAACAGGTCAAAGCTGCTGCGATCCTGAACCAAGCCTTCACTGGCGGCCCCACCTACGGTGATGGTCAGGTTCTGTGCTCCACAGCCCACCCTCTGGTGTCTGGTGGTACCAACAGCAACCGTCCTACTGTCGCTGCCGACCTGAACGAGACTTCCTTGGAAGCCGCCGTTATTCAGATCGCTGGTTGGACAGACGAACGCGGTTTGCTGATCGCTGCCAAGCCCCGTAAACTGGTTGTGCCTCCAAGCCTCCAGTTCGTTGCTGAGCGTCTGTTGACTACCGAACTGCGCGTCGGTACCACTGACAACGACGTGAACGCTCTGAAGTCTATGGGTTCCATCCCCGAAGGTTACACAGTCAACCACTACCTGACTGACACCAACGCTTGGTTCCTGATGACTGACGTGCCTAACGGCCTGAAGCACTTTGTCCGCACCCCGTTGCAAAACAACATGGACGCTGACTTTGACACTGGCAACGCACGCTACAAGAGCCGCGAGCGTTACAGCTTCGGTGTTTCTGACCCTCTGGGTATCTTCGGTTCCCCCGGAGCCTAAGCAACGAGAAAAGACCCTTCGGGGTCTTTTCTTTTTTGCTAGATAGGGTATATTTAAGACATTCCGGGGTCACCGGTGTATCTAACCAGTCCCGGCTGGACGACATGCAGATAGGTACACCACAACACTCGCATGTGAGGAACCGATATGGGCATCGCTACACACCTTGGTCCGTGGCTTCTGGGTACTACCCGCTATACCACCGGCACCACTGCTGACACTACCCGCAACACCGGCGCAACCATCGTTGCCCAAACTAAGGCTGTTGCTTTTGATGACGCTGACAACACTACCGCATTTGCACTCCCCGCAGGCGCGTTGATCGTCGGTGCTTCGTTCATCACCGCCACCACGTTTGACCAAGCCACCACAATCACTCTGTCGATTGGCGGTACGGCTATCACCGAGGCGCTTACCGTTACCAACCCCGGCGTCGCTGCGTTTGTATGCGACAACGCTGAAGGCGCTGCGGCCCTGTGGGCTGACGTCGGTGCGACCAACGTGCTCGTGACCTACACTGTGTCGCAGGGTTCTTCCACTGCTGGCGCTGGCGAAATCGTCATCCAGTACGTGGTCCGTAACTCCGACGGCACGATGTACCAATCGTCCAGCCAAGTCTAAGAGGGGTCCGCCATGACGATGCAAACCGATGTAAAGGCCAAGTCTTTGGCCGCGTCAGGCACCGTCTATGGTGGCCGTACCCGCGTGCGCGGGATGTTGGTTGAACCCGGTACCGGCGCTGGCAGTGTCATCCTCAAGGATGGCGGCTCTAGCGGCACCACGGTGATGACTATCAACACGGTTGCCAACGGTGAGCCCTTCAGCGTAATCATCCCCGCGCAAGGCGTTCTGTTTGAAACAGACGCATACGCGGCGTTGACAGATGCCAAAGTAACGGTGTTCTATGGCTAAGTCTCCAGCATGGACTCGGAAAGAAGGCAAGGACCCGAAAGGGGGCCTCAACGCAAAAGGTCGTGCCTCTGCGAAAAAGCAAGGGATGAACTTGAAGCCCCCTGCCCCCAAGCCGAAAACCAAGGCCGATGCCGGACGCCGCGCCTCTTTTTGCGCTCGTATGAGTGGTATGAAAGAGAAGCTGACATCCGAGAAGACTAAGAAGGACCCCGACTCGCGGATCAATAAGAGTCTGCGGGCATGGAACTGCTGAAGGTGGGCAGATGGACTTGATGATATGGAACGTGCTTCTCTCCTTCGTGTCAGCCCTGATCCTGTTTTGGATCAAGCTGTCTACGGACGAGGTGAAGCGCATCCAAATTCTTTTGAATCGCACTCGGGAAGAGATCGCCAAAGAGTACGTCACGAAATCGGATGTGCACAGCGACATCAACCGGGTCATCATTCGTCTTGACCGTCTGGAAGAAAAGCTGGATGCTTACATGAAGGAGCAACGCAGTGCCCTCAGTTAGTGCCAAGCAAAAGCGTTTGATGGACGCGGCGGCCCACAACCCCGAGTTCGCCAAAAAGGTCGGTGTACCTACCAAGGTCGCCAAAGAGTTTTCTCAGGCCGATAAAGGCCGCAAATTTTCTAAAGGTGGTGACATGAAAAACACATCCCGTATGAACAAGCTGGAAGAAATGGGCCGTCTCAATGCTGAGAAGGCGTATACCTCCAAGGGTAAAAAGAATCTGTCTGCTGAAAAGCAACGCGTTCTGGGCGACCTCAAAGGCATGAAGAAGGGTGGCAAGACTGGCTACGCTTCTGGTGGCCTTGCAGCCGGGCATAAAGCCGCTGACGGTATTGCCAAGAAGGGCAAGACCAAAGCCATGCAGGTCAAAATGGCCGGTGGCGGCAAGTGCTAAGTCAAGGAGACTGATATGCCGATGACCCCCAAAGCCGCAAAGGCATACAAGGCCCGCCGTCCCGAGATGACTCTGGATGATGTGGTGACTCCCGAAATTCGTGAGCGCCGCAAAGCCACGGTTGCTGAAGCCAAAGACGAAGCCGCACAAGAAGCTGCGGGCAAAGCCTACGACAAGGCCATGCCGAGCCCTGAGCGTTTCGCCAAGGGTGGCAAGGTTGGTTCTGCTTCCAAGCGTGCCGACGGTATCGCTAAGCGTGGCCACACTCGTGGCACGATGATCTAAGGTGATGCCATGATGGCCAGCCGTGGTATGGGCGCAATTCGCAAGGACAAGATGCCGGGCGGAAAAACCATGCGCCGCAAAGATGGTGACAAGTTCGACGACAACGGCGTGACCAAACGTCGTAAGGACGGCGACGAGTTCACCATGTATGCGGAGGGTGGAGAAGTCAAGTCCAACGTCAATGAGGCTGGCAACTATACTAAGCCGGGTATGCGTAAATCGCTATTTGAGAAAATCAAAGGGCAGGCTGTGCAGGGTACTGCCGCAGGTCAATGGAGCGCTCGTAAGGCGCAATTGTTGGCCAAACAGTACAAGGCTAAGGGTGGAGGGTACAAGGATTGAAAACGCCTCAGAAATCGCTCAAGGATTGGACCGACCAGAAATGGCGTACCAAGTCCGGCAAGCCGTCTTCCAAGACGGGGGAGCGCTATTTGCCCGAGGCAGCGATCAAATCTTTGACCCCTGCGGAATACGCAGCTACAACCCGCGCCAAACGCGCCGGTAAGGCCAAAGGCAAACAGTTTGTAGCCCAACCCAAGAACATAGCCAAGAAAACAGCGGGGTTTCGTTAAATGAGCACTTCCGGTTCTACCGACTTCACACTGGACTTCACGGACATCGCCGAGGAAGCGTGGGAGCGTGCAGGCCGTGAAATGCGTTCTGGCTATGACCTGCGTACCGCACGTCGTTCCATGAACTTGATGACCATCGAATGGCAAAACCGTGGCATCAACATGTGGACCATCGAGCAGGGCACTATCCCCCTGACTCCCGGGCTCAATACCTACGCGCTGCCGACGGACACGATTGACCTGTTGGAGCACGTCATCCGCACCGGTGCGGGTAGTGCATCCACGCAGGCTGATCTGACCATTACGCGTATCAGCGTCTCCACATACGCAACGATCCCAAACAAGCTGGCTCCCGGGCGTCCAATCCAAATCTGGATTCAGCGCCTGTCAGGCGTGGCCTCGCCTACCGACGCAACATTGGTAGGGGCTATCAACTCCACAACCACGACGATTACCCTGTCCACGACTGTTGGCTTGCCCAGCGCGGGTTTTATTCGTATTGGTACCGAAGATATTGCCTACGGGTCAATCAGTGGCAATACGTTGGGTGGAGTGTTCCGTGGACAGAACAACACAACGGCGGCTGCGCATGCCAACGGCGACGTTATTGTTAACCCCAATTTGCCGTGTGTGACGCTGTGGCTCACACCTGATAACTCTCAGTCCTACCAGTTGATTTACTACCGCCTGCGCCGTGTTCAGGACGCAGGGGCTGGTGCCCAGACTGCGGACATGAATTTTCGTTTCCTGCCTTGTGTGGTAGCAGGACTGGCCTATTACATTGCCATGAAGGTGCCTGAGCTTGCTCCGCGCCTGCCCATGCTCAAGCAGGCGTATGACGAGCAGTTTGATCTGGCCGCTGGCGAAGACCGCGAGAAGGCGGCTGTTCGCTTTGTACCCCGTCGCCAGTTCATTGGGAGTGGCATGTAATGGGTAATCGCTTCGCCTCCGGTAAATGGGC